ATACGGGAGGGGCTAACGCCTCTCCCTTTTTTTTACTGGAGGTTTGCTTGAAAATTGCAGAAAAAGTACATCACGATGACGGCGGCAAGACGCTGACTATAGAGTCGGTCTACGATATGGAGCCGGTGCTTGACCAAGTGAAGCACCTAAAAGATGCTGGATTCGATCAGCAAAAAGGTGATAATAGGCTTGTAGGCAGGATTCCAATGAATATTATGGCGCAGTGGCTTAAAGAGGCCGGTGTGAAATGGGACGATCACAAGGCAGCAGAAGAAGTAATTAAACGAAAGATCTTATCTGGTGACTTCAGTAAATTCAGAGTATGGGAAGGAACGTTCTAGAATGGATCAAACGACCATCAACTGGATCCTTGGTGGAACCAGTGCCTTGTTCGGCGCATTGTTCAACATCATATGGGCCTCAATCAGAGACTTGCAAAAAAGCCAAAATAGGACACGAATTAGGCTTGGTGAGGTTGAGGTTTTAGTTGCTGGTGATTACTTGAAGCGTCAAGATTTTGAAAAGTTTGTTGATCGAGTTATTGTTAAATTAGATTCTATTGACGACAAATTAGATTCCAAGGCTGACAAGTGACTCAAACGTTAGTAGAACTTTGGCCGATCATATCGGCGTTAGCGATACTGGCTGCTGGTTTAATTAGTTTCCGCAGTGAAGTTTTGTTGCGACTCAAATTTTTGGAAGAAAAGATTAAAACTGTGTTTGATCTTATAAATCGTAAATAAAAATGGCCAAAGCTAAATTTTCAGAAATTCAACGACCAATGCCTAAGCGGTCAAAACTCAGTAGCAAACAAAAGAAGGCTAATATCGCCCGTAAAGAAAGAGCGAGAAGCCCTTTATTTAAATAATGATTGATCCTGTAAAGCGTGAAAAACGATTGGCGCGGCGAAGAATTTCAAACAGGGCGTACAGGTATAAATCAAGGTTTGGTATATCATACGAAGATTATATTGATATGTCGTATGAGCGAAGAAACTTGTGTGACATTTGCCGCATTGACGCATCCACAACGCAAAGAGGAAAACTTTCAATTGATCATGATCACGAAAGCGGTAGGATAAAAGGGCTACTCTGTCAGGAATGCAACACCGGGCTTGGCCTGATGAAAGAATCAATAAAAAACTTATTTGTTGCTCTTTTTTACACCATTAGATTTAGGATTAAATCAAAATGCTTGGACTTGGGACAGAAGTTATACTCGCAGGTGGCGGCAATATTCTCGGTATTGTCAGTGGACTATTGGCGAACGGCCAGAAGGCAAAAGCAGACCAGCAGAAACTGATGATGGAGCGGCTTGCCTTTGATGGCGAGCAAATGAAGGCCAGAGCGCAGATTGCCAACGTAGAATTTAAGCTACGATCAAAAGATAGATTCTCTAGCGTCACTAGGCGCGTGCTGGTGTTAGGATTTTTAGCCATGATTTTTTTGATTAGCATTGCGCCGATGCTGACTCAAATCGACATCGCGGTTCCTGTACAGATGACATCTGGCGGAAAGTATTTGTTTGGATTAATAGACACAACAAAAACGTGGACTGAATGGCAAGTGATTAAAGAGGCAGCCATGTTCCGAGAATCATACGATCACGTCCTCTTGGCAATCTTTAGTTTTTACATAGGTAGTTCAGCAGTTAAACGTTAAAGGAGATAGTTATGCCAATGGTTGGAAAAAAGAAATATCCGTACACTAAAGAAGGAATGGCAGCAGCGGCAAAAGACAAAAAGAAAGTAGCAAAAACAAAAACAAAAACAAAGAAAAGTTACGCATAAAAAAAGCCCCACATAAAATGGGGCCAAGAGGAGAAGAAGGAAGTTCATCCTAGAGAATTGTATGTCTCATAAACTCTCTTAATCTTATTATAACCATATTTCTTCGCCAGTGTCATGGCGTCGGACTCTTTGTAAAACTTGCCATCAATAAAGGCAAATATCTCCTCGCCTCTATTTTTCTTTCCTGTGGCCACCATGTAGTAAGGCCCAAACGTAATGTGTTTAATGCGTTTGTTAAACTTCCTTAGATTAAGGCTAGGCACCAAGCATTTCCTTAATGCCTAGATACATGGCAACTCCAAACAGTATTACCAACAAAAAGCCAATCATTCCTATCTTGTTGGCGCTGGTAAACATATGCTCTGGATCAAGCCGAAGCATATCATCTTCTATTTTCTCAGAAAATTTTCCAGAATAAAAAAACCTCTCTAGTTTTTGTTTATTCTCATCGCTTGGCAACACAGCGCCTCGCTCCCATGTGCCAATTCTGCGCTCGCTCACGTTAATCTTTTCGCCCAGCTCTTTTTGCGTCAGGCCAAATCTTAATCTCATGCGTTTTATGTTTTCGCCAGAGCGCATATTTTTTGTCAGATTACGTTCCATAACTTTCTTCCTCCATCGTCTCAATAAAATCCTTGACTTGTGACTGAGCATCTTCAAATCCTGCCGTAATGATAACACTATGTTTGATTAACTGTAAATAATTGTGCCAATCCTTTTGTTGGGCAGAAATTTTACCACCGTTAATTTTTTTCATCTCTATCCATAAATGCCAAGCTGGTACATATAAATCTGGAACGCCGGGCGTGACGCCCTCGGCCTTGAGTCGAGATGCGGTGGCAATGTTTCTTTGGCCGCCATTTGGTATGGCTATGATCCGTATTCCTTTGTAATTTTTTCGGAACCAACTTACAAATTCTCGTTGCTCAATGTGTTCAGATCGGCCAGTTTCTTTTGATGACACGGTAATATTTGCCTTCTTTCTTGTAAAGAATGTCATTGGGCGCTTTTCCTTTATTCAGTGTGGAACAAATCTCATCCAGAACAACTAAATTGTAAATTTTTACTTTTGCTTGATCCGCTATCTGCGCCAACAACAGTCTGGCTTTTCTACCGGCAAATCCGTCATGCGTTACTGGAAAGTATTCTGATATCACTGGATCGCTCAATAGCTTGGAGTAGTATTGAACTTTAATCATTTTTTTGCCACTGGCGCGAGAGGTATGCGTTGACCATTGCCACGATTCTACCGCGAGTTCATTGCCTGAGCTGCCCATTATGTCGGCATCTGACAAACGGAACTTTTTTTCTTTTGGCGGTGGGAACTCATATCCGCAGTCTGGGCATACTTTAACCGCTGGCGGGATCAAACTGTCGCACTCTGGGCAAACCTTTACCGGCGCCTCTCCAGTGCCTTTACCAGCCTTATTTGGTGGCTTAACGTTGGTGATCGGCCCGTGCATCTGTACAACGCCAGCAAAATCCAGCACCAAACAGTGATCGGTGTTGCTCTTAATGCGCATACCGCGCCCAGCCATCTGTACATACAGCCCAGCAGACATTGTGGGCCTCAGCATGGCGATCAAGTCGATGTCTGGATAGTCGAAGCCAGTGGTTAGCACATTGGCGTTTGTGAGCGCTCTCAGGCGTCCTGACTTGAAATCGGCAATGATGCGCTCTCGCTCGTTTTTAGGCGTCTCACCAGTGATGCACGCTGCGGGGATGCCAACGTCCAACAGCATATCTTTAATGGCGTGAGCGTGTGCTACGCCAGCGCAGAAGAACAACCACGCCTTACGGTTGCCAGCCAATTTAATCACTTCGCGCACAACTTCCTTATTGGTGTGCGACTTATTGACGGCTGCCTGTAGCTCTTTTTCTATAAACTCCCCGCCTCGACGATGTACGCCAGCCACGCTTAACTGAGTGCCGGTCAACTTAGATCTCAGTGTGGCCAAGTATTTATCTGCGATAAGCGCTTCAATACTTGTTGGCTCAATCAGGTCATGGAAAATTCCGCCCTCATCCGTGATCATCCCATGCCCTAATCGGTATGGCGTCGCAGTCAATCCAATAACGCGGAGCGCCGGATTAATCATCAGTAAATCATTAATCAATTTACGGTAACTGGTGTCCGTGTTATGCGATATCAGGTGCGCCTCGTCGACAATCATCAGGTCAATACGCCCTATTTCGACGGCCTTCTTTCTGATAGACTGAACGCCTGCAAACGTGATTTGTTGATGGGATTCTTTACGCCCAATTCCTGCGCTGTATATGCCCAGAGGCGCATCCGGCCAATGAAGAAGCATTTTTTCTGCGTTCTGCTGGATTAACTCCTTGACGTGAGTCACCATCAGGATGCGAGTATCTGGCCATCGGTCTATTGAGTCCTGACAGATTGACGCAACGACGTGCGACTTGCCGCTGCCGGTCGGTAAAACAATACATGGATTGCCATGCTTGTTAAACCGAAACCAGTCGTAAAGCTGATCAATCGCTATTTGTTGGTATTTGCGGAGCATCTAATTTGTCTATTTCGTCGGTAATTAATTTGGCGTAGCCCTGAATGTCCAGCCATGAGTCACGAAGATAATAATTGCCGCACAATATTCTTGCCAGTTTGTTGCAAATCATGTCGAGGCTTTCATTCATGTACGCAGGCATGGTCTTGTAATTTGGCGATTCTCTAATGGTTCGTTTTAAGAGTTGGCTGGTCTTACTGACGTAAGCGTAATGGCCGTATTGCCCGTGACGTTCTGCTAATGTGCTATCTATGTCTGTTTTCATCATCCTGATATTTTTGCCCCAAAGTCAGATCTTAAATTTTCCATAAACTCGTCTGTATTCAGACAAGCATCTACATTGCTAACAAGCTCACTGCTTGCAAAACAATCTTTTCCATTGCCGTTCTTAACGAACTGACCGTTGATCTCGAACGTGACGACATTAGGATCATCGCCTTCCATCCTCGACCAAGGCACAACGTCTCGATGGAGAATATGATCCTCACAGCCTTTGTGCTGAAAATCCTCTGGGATGTTATCTGCGTTATGCCTATTACAAGTCCAAGTGCCATTAGGCTTTGGTTCAGAGTGCGCACACGTCCTGCAATTAACCTGCTTGGTCGGCTTGCCGCCATGACAGATGTGCTTTGCTGGGCAGAATTTACAGGCGAACCATGTTGGATCTTTTGATATTCTTGGCGGCGCTTCATCGGCGAGAGAAATCCATTCGCCCTTCCGTAAAAGCCGCTCGGCGTACTCTTTATCAAACTCAACGATCTCGGTGTACATCTCGTCGTTATTTTTGTTAACGGCTATATAAAGAGACTTATAAATCTTTTTTCCCAGCATATAAACCTGCATCTGTGCGTAATGCCCCGGCTTGGATTTCTGAACACCGTGACGGGAAACACCGTCAAACGATTTTTGATTGTGCGTCTTAAACTCTGCTATAAACTGATCTGTCTCATGGCCGGGGACGCCGCTCTTGATCACGCCATCAATTGATCCGCTCACATGGCTGCCAAACTCAACTCTTGCTTGGTTATTGCCAACGTCCCTAATGTCTATGCCTATCTTTCTAAGATCGCTGACGATGGTCTGCTCTTCGTTATGGCCCCTGCGAAATAATCGGCGGATGCGGCCGGGGAAGTTTTCTTTGAACGTCCATCTGAACATATACCAAAGCGCCCTTTCACACGGATTCCCGAGAATACTGCCGCCCATGTGTCCTCTTTGCGTGTCAGTAGTTTTTCTGTGATGCTCGTCTATAAGCTCTACAATTTTGCTCATTAAGCTAAATCCATTAATTGTGTTTTCCATTGATCAAATGAAAATATATTAGTTTTTTGTTTGTAAAAATTTGAATTAACATAAATAGCGTATTCAATTTTTGACATCAATGTTCTAACGCTTTTTCTTTGTTCAGATGAAAAATATTCATGCATTTTTTGTGCGCCATTTAAAGCTATTTCATCTAAAACTTTTAATTCAGACGTTGAAAGAACAATAGAATGATTTGATTCATGTTCATCAAAATTTTCTTCATCAAACATTTTTTTCTCCTTAAAAAAAAGAGGGCCGAAGCCCTCTTTGTTTACTTAGCCCAAGGCGCTGCCGATCCGTTGGTTTTTTTCTCCGCTGGTGGCATTTGCGATCCGCCATTGAGTGGCTTCCAATCACGAATGTCATTCGACGCGCCCCATTGCTCGGTGGCCGCACGAATGGTTACTTTGATTTTAACGTCAATACCAATCAACTCGTCGGTGTCTTTTGGTAGTGCCGTCATGCCGCCTGCCATCGCAAGTTGGCTGAGTTGTTTCCTGCCAATTGATTCTGCCACTGCGCTTTTGTTGTTAATCGTTAAGTTACCAAAGACAACTCGTCCGGCATACTCGCTGCCTATGATGTCGTATCGAAGTGATACATAACGCCCGTTATTGGCTTTTGTATTCTTTAGCTCCGCACTCATAACGCGGGCGTCATACCAGCCGTCAGGCAGTGGCGTAAATTCTCGTGGTGAATCGTCGATTACAAAGTCGTGGTTGTCAAATTCTAAGTCCATTTTATTGTCCCTTTGTGTTTGTAATTGCAAATGATGGTCTGCTAGGCGTCGTTGTAATGGCGTCCAACAGTGGCTTGGTGATACTCTCGTCAGCGTTCCGCCAGTTCTTCATATCAAGATCCGGCTTCCAGCGGAACAAGGTTGGTAAGTGATCCGATAGCCCATGCTCTGTCGCAAGATCTTGTAACTTATCGGAATCAATTTTTCGGTTCAGCCGGGTTGTTATTCTGACTGATAAATCTCCATCAATAACACGAGTTGTGCCGTCAATTGAATCATCAATCTTTAGCAACTTTGTTATCTTATCCTCAAGATCTCGACGAGCTTCCACAGCTTTTTGTTCCACATCTTTCGCCTTAATCCATAACCGGCTAGCGGCTTGCAGTCTTATACTTTCCATCTCAACCTCCAATCTTTTTAATGAGTTTACCGAGATCAGGTTCCTCCCATTCATCGAGTTTTCCTGACCGATCTTTGGCCTGCCAAGCTGAGTCGCCCCTGCACTTCAGGCCATGCCAGATGTTGCCATCTGAATCTTTCTCAACGCGCAGAGCTAACAGCTCGTCAAAAAAGTATGGGAGCTGCTGACCTGTTTTGTTGCCGGGCATACTTGGGGCGTACAAAATCTTGCCGGTTTCATCCGTCATTTTTTCTAATTTGGCGGTCATGTAGACGTGCATCGGTAGATCTCGGAACGCACGAATCAAGTCCGTCATCTGTTCCTGCATCGCACCGTATGCCTGCCTTGGATCCTTGGCCTGTTTCTTCTCATGGTTCAAAACGACCTCGGCAATCTCCGAGATTGAATCGAGCGCAACAGATTCATACTTCGATCCATTGTCAACTAGCCAAAGATACGCATCGCGTAGATCAGGCATCGATCCAACTTTGATGAACGGCAGATCTGCATCCTTGATACTAAGCAATCCGCCCTCTGCGCTCAAGACGATTGGATTAGGCAACGTCTTAATCAACGTGGTCTTGCCCGATCCAGCTTGCCCATAAACCAACATTTTGATATAACTTGTCGAAACGTCCGACGTACTTTGCACTTCAATAGCCATGTGGCCTCCTTCTAAGTAATTG